AGATACTACGAGGTCAACTAACTTCGTGTATGGGCATCTCTACAAAGCATCGCTCCGTCAATGGTTCGATGATGGCGAGATGAACAACTGGTCGGAGTTCTCTATCGTACCGCTTCCTCTGGATAGCGGTTTTGCGGGTAATCCTGCAATCAGTAACGTGAACAATACCATACAGATAACTATCGAGACGGGCCCAAGTATAGTAACTCACTTAGAAATTGCGCTTAAAGACGGAAACAAAGATTTTGTATCGGTAGTTGTTCTTGACAAGGCTAAACTCAGCATCTCCGATAACAGCACTTACGTTTACAATTTCTACAACGGCAGTACTGCCTATTCAGGCTTAGACCAACTGAACGTGTACCGAGCGTACTCATTCATGCCACGCTTAGCGGCTTTGCAGGCTTTCTGCCAGAACGCAATGGTTTACGGTAAAGGCGTAGAGGGGTTTCCCGATGTAGATGTTGTGCTGAGCAACGAAACGGTATATTCAGATTTGTTCTTAGCATCCGATGTGGAGAATGAGCTGAACTCTCCATCCTTCGTAGCTACTATCCTAGACACAGACTTCACAAGGCAAGGCTCGGGCAGGCGCACGAATGCTTTAATAAGAGTAGTGGTGGGTAACGATGTGAAACTAGGTAATCAGTTCCAACTATTCGGTAATAATGGGCAGTCGGACAACCAGTACTTCACTTACACGGCCACTTTATCTGATACGGCAATTACCGTAGCGGATAACTTCAAGCAACAACTGATAGGCACGGGGAGAATACTCAGTACAAGTCCTGAGCTACCTGATACGGACATTTGGGATAATAGCATAGACGGTTCGGGAAATGTGACCTTTGAGTTCATTTGGAGGGGTTCGTTTGATGAGAACGCTACCACTTTCACAGGGCAAGTGAACCCCGTATCGTTCCAAACCTTGAAAGATAACGGGCAATCCGTCCTAACACAGAAGTCAGGCGATTCGATTAATTACGCGGTAATTTATTGGAACGAGGACACTTACCGCTCAAACGCTTACACTTCTAATGGTGGGTTTGTGCGTCACGATTTCGTAACAGAAACCGCAGGGTTTAAGAAGATAGTCGATAACATCTCCCTCAGCAACGTGCCGCCTGAGTGGGCTACGCATTGGGAATTGGTTAGGACTGCAGGACTTACTTATGGGTCGCTACCTACGGACTACGTGCAGATTCTCATACAGAAAGCCGTAGAAAGTCAAAGTACGACCGATACGGATTACGTGGATCTGGTGATAGGCTCTCTATACACCTATCAGAAAATGTACCCAAATACGGTAGTTCGTTACGCTTTCGAGAAGAACGACAGAGTTAGACTTATAAAGAAAGAGGATGACGGAACGTACTACCCTTTCACCGAAACTATCGTAATTGATTTTAAGGAAGTCGGAACTACACTTACGGTGGACCAGGACGTAACCACAGCAGGAACTTCTACGATAACTATCGGTGGAGTGACCTCAGCGGACAACATTGGCCGGTTCATCGTGATTGATGGCGTAGAGCGTGAGATAATCGCGGTGCCATCAGGAACTACTTACACCCTAAACAGTTCTTTCGGAACGACCGAGACGTACACTAGCTTCCAAATCGTTGACAAAAGAGGAATCATAAGAGTGCGTAAACCTATCGGCGTTGATATTGAAGATAATTCTTTAGTGGAGGTGTACAAGCCTGTGCAGAACATCGAGTCGGCGCAGAATAACTTCTACCTATTCGGTCAGAAGTACGCCATCATTAACGCAGGGACAGCTACAAGAACCCATAGCGGTAACGTGCAGAACCAAGTCGGTTCTACACCAGCTATCGTATCCGTCTCGCAAGGCACATCATACGTCAGGAACAGACAACTGCCGACTAACAACACTATACCTGGTACACAAGCTATAATTGACTTAGTGGAGGATAACAGCTATTCTGACTTCTACGAAAGTGCTTTGAACAACAACGGCAAGGTAACACCAGAAGATGATGGCAGTGGAGAGGTGCGCTTCGGCTCACGCCTGCGTTACAGTAACAACTACATCGAGGGCACACGCATCAATGGGTTGAATGACTTCAATAATCTTGACAGAGAGGACTACAGCGACCCGTGGGGGGATTTCATGCTCTTAAAGTACCGAGATAGACTGCTCTACGCTTTCAAGCAATTAAAGGTGGGCTACATCGGTGTGCTGAACAGTATAATCACCACGAGCGACGGCAATCCTTCGCTTGCGACCACCACTAAGTTCTTGAATCAGTACCAGACTTTTGCTTGGGAGGGTGGCATTGGTAATATGCCTGAGAGTTACGCATCTGACCAGACTTGGCAGTATTTTCTATCCCCCAATTCGGGAACAGATTGTAGAATAGGTGGCGATGGTGTCTTACCAACCTCACACCAATTCGGTTTGTCTAAAACGGTTAGAGAATACATAGACCTGTCACAGAAATACGGGGCTTTTGTATTTGGTGAAGTCGACAGACAGAACGTAGAACGCCTATTGGCTTTTGAACCAGTCATTCCTTACATTTACAGAGGTAGCTTCAATCAGGCGAATTGGAAGCTATTTGATGATGACCTACCACTTGATACAATCTTCGAGATCACTACTCAGCCGGTAAATGGCTCTGATAGCGTTCCTGTGGACGGAGTGACTACCTATACGCCTGACACAGATTTCGTGGGCTCTGACCCGTCCTACTTCAGATGGAGTATCGGCGCAGGGTGGAGCGCACCTAAGAAGATTTGTATGCTTGTGGATGACGTGCCTATCCCACCTCCGACAGTAACTTATTACAATGTGGTCGCCTCAGAATGGTTTACTAAGGAAGGTTGCGAAGCAGGTTATCACGGCTCGGGTGTAGAATACACCGTGGCGGCATTAACTTACTCCTCGCCTTTCAGCCAAGAAGCCGCCGACCAACAGGCGATTGCTGATATAGCAGCTAACGGTCAGGCTTATGCCAATGCGAATGGAGAGTGTATTCCAGATGCGCCCCCAGGAGTAACAGAGTATCGTTTGGTCAGCTATTCAAGCCTAGATAGGCCAGAGGCTTGCGGAGGTTCTATTCTATTAACAGGAAGTCCTATATCGGTATATGCCACATCGGGAGCAGTAACGGATAACAAAACATTATACAACCAACCTGAGTTAATCAGTGTGTGGCCAGACGTACCGAACGATGGGGATTATGTGATGTTCTTCGTAGCAGGTGCGCCTACTGTAACTTATGTAGGAAATGTCGATATAAGTGGTAATATGATTTCAATAGTAATTTGTACTTAATATGAGCTTTGTAACCCTTAAAAACACCCCAATCCAAATTGACTTAGCGCAGTTAGCCGTCGATAATGGGTGGCGTATATCTGGGGGGACTGCCTATCACGACCCTTGCTTTGCAGGCTACATAACGCTTGAGAACACAGCCGTTGTAGCGGATACTTCTTACGTAGTTACTTACGAAGTGGTAGATTACGTTTCGGGAAGTGTGCGTGTAATCATAGGCACAGAACTTGGTATTAACCGCACCGCAAATGGGGTTTACACTGAAACAATCTTAGTTCCGGGCGCACCTGCTAACCTGCTAGTGCAGTTCTACTCCGATGGCGAATTGGGTGTGAACTATGTCGAGGCTTATCCTGTGGAGGATACACCAGATACAGGCCATGTTTTAGGATTCAACATCGAGGAAAACAAATGGACGACCTACTACTCGGGGCAGCGTGAGAATATGCTGAAATTCCTGAATGACTTCTTTGCTTTCAAAGATGGTAGGTTGTGGAAGATGAACGTAAATCCTATTCGTAATAACTTCTTTGGAATGCAGTACACTTCGAGCATTACGCTTGTCGTGAACACTAATCCGACGGAGATTAAGAACTTCTTTTCAATTAGGCAAAAGTCGAATAGCGTATGGGGGGTTCCGTCCATCATAATCCCTCCGAGTGAAGGAAAAGTAAATGGTATGGAATCTTTAATAAAAAGTGGTAACTTTATCACGTTGAACAACGGCGATCGCTTCGCTGACTTTTTGCGGGATAAGACCGACCCTCGATTTGGGACGGAGTTACAAGCACTTTTCGAGGGAGCGGTATTGCAAGGAAACTATGCAGTTATTACCTTTGAGAACACAAGTACTGAGGAGGTTAGGACTTTGAGTATAGATTTTATGATTAGTAAACAAGAATTTACCTATTGACATGCTACAAGAGATAGATGTAACTACAGACTACCATAAAGGCATGGATGCGATTGAGAGCGTTATAGCCAATAGTGTCCCTGTAGATTGCCCTATTACGCATCATTTTGTAAATGGAGTGTATTGTAGAGAAATGTTTACCCGTAAAGGGACGGTACTAACCAGTAAAATACACAAGTCTATGCACCCTTTTATCCTATCTATGGGTGTTATTGCTGTAGTAGATAACGATATGAAGCCCGTTATTTTAGAAGCTCCGCATTTTGGGGTTACTATGCCCGGTACAAGGAGACTAATTTATGCGTATGAAGATTCAATATGGACAACCATACACCGAACAGACGTTAAACCCGAATCGGATACTATTGAAGATATGGAAAAAGCAGCAAAATTAATAGAGGACGACATTATACAGCCTCATGACTTAAAAGAATTAGGATTATGGCCTTCGTAGCAGCATCGGCAATAGCAGCAGGAGCAGCAGCTATTCCAAGTATATTTGCAGGTATAAAAAGCATCGGCCAAAGGCGACAAGCCAAGCGCATCCGTGCAAACTCGGTAGACCCTGGGTACGAGGTAAATCAAGGCGTGATGCAAAACAAAGAAACTTTGGAGAACCGCTATAACAACTACACGCTTCCCGGTATGTCGCAGCAGATGAACCGCATCGGTACCAATGCAGCTACCGCTTTCGGGCAAGGTGCACGGGGGGCAAGCTCCGGTGGTGATGTACTAGACTTAGCCACTAAAATCGCTTACGGCACAGGGCAGCAGCAAAACGACTTGATGCTTCAAGAGGCGCAGGGCAAAGAAGCCGCATTGGGGGGATACTTGGGGGCAAATGCCGCTGCAGGAGAAGAACGTCAGAACGTGAACGCTTATGAGCGTCAGCGATACGAAGCTCAGTTAGCCGAAGCCGCTGCGCTTTACGGGGCGAGCGACCAGAATTTGAACAGTGCAGTTACCGGTGCAGCTTCTATTGGTTCAGCGCTTCTTATGAATCCCGAAACTAAAAACCAATATACAAGGAACGCCCAGATAACTCAACGTGCAGGGTATGCAGGCGTCAACACCAATCAAAACCCTTATCCCAACCCAGTTACACCGAACACACCGCTCCCTGCTCGTAACATTTCGCAGAGAGCGAGGCTATTAGGGGTGACTAATACTTCCTATAATGGCCGCTAGTTACGTAAATACAGTCCCTGGAGGACAGATTGGTACTGGCAACGCACAAGTGTTTGGGGCTAACCCTTTGGCTACGCAGTTCGCTAATCAATTAGGAGACTTGCGTAAACGCCAAGAGTTCGAGGCGCAGAAAACAGCAAAAGCATGGAAAGATAATCAGCTCGCAGCGTCCAAAGGACGGCTGTGGGCATCTGACATGGCAGGGCTTGAGAAAGACTTCATCGACCGAGGTATCAAGTTGAAGCAAGGCGGTATCGACCCTTACGGCACCTCGCAAGAGGCGCTCGATTACCAACGTGACCAACGATACGTAGAGGCGCAGCAAGGATTCCGAGAAGCTAAGGAAAGAGATTACACAGCAGCACTTGCCAAGATAAGCGACAAGACTGACCCTAAGAGCATCAAAGCTCTGAACGATTATTTCTTGAATACTAAGTTAGTCGATGCTTTTGCGGGTAATCAAGCGATTCCACAGTTGAAGGATAGGTTTGACGCTGCAGGAGCCATCAAAGGCTTACGTGCACCAACTATGGAGTCTAAGCGTACCGCTGAGGGCATAACCAAAGAAATTACAGAAGTGAATACGCCCGAAGCGGAAAACATGGTGCTTGGCGCATTGCGTAACACCATAGGAGGTATGGACTACATTAATAGCGAACTGACTTCTGGTTTTACTGTGCCTGATGTTAAAGGATTTGATAAAACTTATCAAGGAAACGCAGATTCGCTCAAAGCTGAAATAGCAGGTAACCCTCCTCTACAAAAGCAATTAGCCGAACAAGGCATTGCCCCCGATTCGCAACTTATGCAAGAGTACATAAGCGACCAGGCGTATAAGCGTACTGAAGCTAAAAAGAAATTCGATTCGGAGTTACAAGCCTTAGTGGCTATGACCGCTACGGGGGTTAAGACTGAGAATTTAGAAACTCCTTATCGTGACCCTAACGAGATGACTGCTGCTCAAAAAGATGCTTCGACAAGAGGATGGGCTAACCTAAACAGATTAAAGGCTAAAGATGCGGCAGACGCATCGGGTGAGCAGCAAGATCCCCCTAGCGATTTGACTTTTTCTTACGGGGTTACAGATCCGAAAACAGGTGTACGCCCTTCTTTTACGGGACTAGGTACGGTTAAGCTTAACTCGACAAAGATGAATATGCATGGCGAGAAAGTGATAGATACCACCACAGGCAGACCTACAAAGACTGCCAACGCATCTAGCGAATTTGATTTGGTAGAATTAACGCACGCACCCATCCTTCTTAAAAGTACTACCATAACTAAGCCTGATGGTACTAAAGAGATATTAGAAGCTGGGTCAGTGGTTCAGGATAGTTATGCCGAGGCTAACCCTAAATCGGTAGAATATAAGAAAGTAGGGGTGGTGCAAAAGGATAGGGGTAAGTCCGACCCGCTAACCTATTACATCGACGCAGATTTGATACCTACCAACACTATGTCTAAAATATCGAGGGGTTTGTATGATAAGTTTATATCAGATAAATCTTATGAGCGAGGGGTTGGAACAACTAGACCTGCTTCAAGTGGTAAAATGTCAAATGCGGATTTTGCCAAGTATCTAAAATCCAGAAATTTATAAGAAATGCCAGACTTAAAAGAGCTATTAACAGAAGCGCATAAAATGGGAGCAAGTCAAGCACAACTTGACACTATTGTAGAACGGTACAATCAAAAAAAAAGCGACGTTGGCAACGATTCACCCGATGCACCGAGTACCTTAAACTCATTTGGGGGTGGTTCAAATCCTTTCCAAAGTTCCCAAGTAGATACTGAAATACCAACGGTATTAAGTGAAAAGGCAAAGCTAGACAATATTCGTTCCAAGAATATTGCAGGTAAGTTCAAAGTAGATACACAACTACCCGAAAGCCAATTAGGTTATCCAATAGGTAAAATAGGTAAAACTACTATTGATGTACCCTTAGAGAATAAAGTATTCAGAGAATTTGCTGCACCTACCATCCAAAGAGAATTTGGGGTTGCCGATATAGACGTAACACAGAACAAGGTAGGTGAAAGCCTTACACGAAAGGGCGGTTTCCAAGACGACATACAGGCGACTGAATATGTGCCACAAGAACCAACACAAGAGGATGTAGGCTATTTAGAAAGCCTAAAAAACTCAATAACCAATGTTGGTGTTGGACTTCAACAGTTTATCCCTAATACACAAATTGCACTTGAAGGCACTCTTAAAACTTTATTAGGTAAAGATTTAGGTACTGACGCATATTGGCAACTAACAAAAGGCGATCCTGAATTACACAGAGCAGAATCCTATCAAAAATTAGCCGAATTAGAACCACAATTTAAGCAAACAAGGGGGTTAGTCGAAAGTGGTCAAAACTTTGATGTGTTTGGTCTTGCAGTAGCAACAGTAGACGCGGGGCTTTCTTTGGTTAGAACAATGGTTACATCAGTACCAACGGCAGGGTTAGGTTTATATTCTGATATGGTTGGTGGCAGTGTTGCTTCGTACAATCAAGAGAAAGCAAAGCAAATGGGCCTTAGTGTTAGGGAATTGTATGATAGAGGGGAGAATGACTTTGTTGTCCCTGCTACAATAGGTACAATTGCTGCACAAATGGAGAAAATAGGATTGAAAGGTGTTAGTAATGCAATTAATAAAAAACTTGTTGGTAGTTGGCTTAAAAAAACCGCTGTATTTGGTGTAGAGGTAAATAAAGAAGGCTTAACCGAATTGGTTCAGACAGGATTAGATGAAGCAAATAAGTCATTAGCACAGGGTAAAGGTGCAGTACAATCAAGCAAGGATGCTGCCTCAGCTATGTTATCTAAGAAAGGTCTTGAAAGCTATTTAATGGGGGTTGTAGGGTCAGCAGGTGCAGCAGGTGCAGCAGGAGTGGGTAGGATAGCCAAGTCTATGATAAGCCCTAAAGCTAAAGAAAAAGTTCAAGCGCAGACAGAAACTATTGAACGCTTAAAGACAGAGTTAGAAAACCCTAATTTATCCCCTACTGCACAAGAGTTTGTTGCAGCTCAAATCCAAACATCGGTTGCTGATGTAGCCACAGAAGTTGAAACAGATGCAACACTTTACGAAAATCTAAGTACCGAGCAGAAGAAAGAAGCAGACAGGCTGAATGGCGAAATTGAAAAATCAGAAACCGTTATTAACGATCCTGCGCTCTCGGAAGAAACCAAAGCCGCTGCGGTAGTTGAGAACGAACGACTGAATACCGAATTAGAAGCTAAACTAAATGAGAAGTCTGCTGAAGTAAAAACTCCAAAAGTAGATACCCCCGCCAAGACGGTAGACGTAGCTAAGGTAGCACCCATGTCTTATACCGAAGACTCGGCAGAACAAATAACAAATATAGTTAATAGCATACCAGATATTAAAACTACGGAGGGTTTACTTAATAGCACAAAAGGAACTCATTACGAGGCGTTAGCTAAAGCATTAGGCGGTTACCTACAAAATATAAAAACATCTATTGTACCCAAACTTATAGATAAATTTGGTATTAGAGAACATGGCGGGCTGTTTGAAGACGGTGTAATAAAGCTAAAAAAAGGCGAAGGCATAACAACTTTTTTACATGAAGCATTGCACGCTGTCACATCAGCTAAATTATTAGCCTGGACACGTTTTAATCAATTAAATAGATATAATTTAGAGGGTGGGAAACCACAACAATCATTTAAAGAATTAGGATTGCATGATTTATCTAAAAAAGACATTGAGGCAATAAAAAACTTAGAAAGAATCTATGAAGAAAGTAAATTAAAAGCACATGAATTTTTAGGTGGTGGTAAAGCCGATAGAACTAAAGGGTTTTATGGTTTTACTAATATAGATGAATTTATTTCAGAGGCTTTTACTAGCAAAGAATTTCAAACTTTATTAAAAAATATAAAAGGAGAAGGTAAGACATCCAATTTATTTAAAGATTTTTTAGATAGTTTGGCTAAACTATTGGATATAAAAGACCCTACTATTTTAGATGATATATTTTACCATACTGAAGTCTTGATGGATGGTAAAAAACAAACGCAAGTTAAAGACTCAGCAGAACAAATCACCAAAGAAGCTAAGCAAGCCGAAGCGGAGATGGCTAAGAACAATGACCCTGCTGAATTTGAGATTAAGATGGAGGCTTTGGATAAGCGGGCTCAGGCGTTGCCTAAAACAGGGGAAGTTATTTCTGAAATTAAAAATACAATTGAAGATGAACAAGCAATTACTATTTCGCCTAATGCGAAAGAATTACAATCCAAGGCTAACAACAATGAAGAATCGGTGGTACGTAACGAAGCTGGTACGACTAGCAATGCTACTGAAACCGTTACACGAGAAGTAAAACCAACTGCTGAGGTAGCAAAGCCAGAACGCACAGGCGATGCTACCGAGAACGAGATTAAGATGGAGGCTTTGGATAAGCGGGCTCAGGCGTTGCCTAAAACAGAAGCCGAGGTAGGAGCATTAAAAGATGTAGAGAGTACCGCTAAAGCATTGGATAGTGTTGAATTAGGTGATAAGTTTAAATCACAAGATACTGAAAGTGTATTAGATAGAAATAATTTTTATAGAAAAGCACAAGAAATGTTTGTAGAATCAAAAGGTTTAACAAATGACGAAGTGTTTAATAAAAATAAACAAAAAGGCGAGCTCACCACAGAAAAAGGCAGAATAGCATTTCAGAAAGAATTTGAAAAGTGGACAGAAACAAATAAAAAACAAATTATTTCAGAAGCCTATCACTCCGACAAAGCATCGGGTAAAGAAACAGAACTAACCAAAGCAGTAGAATCCCTACTAAAAGAACAACCCACAGAACCCATACAATCTAAAGCAGAACAAACCACTCCTGCTGCTACTGCTGCTGCCCCTGCCACGACTGCAACAACTGACCCTTTATTAAAAGCAGAAGATGACCTAAAATCTTTAAGTAAGTCAAGCGATAAGCAAACCAAATATGCAGCAAGCGTTAAGCGGTTAATCGAGGCTAAGAAAGATAGGCAGATCACAGAGAAAGAGTTCAATGATATGTTTAAGCGTTTTGGTGACGTGCTTGCTGCGGATAAGAAAGCAGGAGATATATTACGCAAGTTAGCTGATAAAATAGACCAAGGCAGGATTAACAAGCTAGGCGGTATGCGTGGCGGTACAGGTTACGACCTAATGTGGGATGGCTCACTTACCATTGCCTCCGCATCGTTGCGTGCAACCGCTGATATAGTGGATGTGTCTGTGCGCATAGCTATCGCAATAGAAGCAGGTCTTGCCCACGCCAGAAAATCTGATTGGTACAAGAGTTTAAACAATAAGCCTAAGTTCGAGGCCGCCTATACCGCCCATCTTGAGAAAGAGTTTGGTAAGCAATTAGCGGATGACGTGGTAACTCCTGAAAAAGAAACCCCAACGCAGGAAGCACCAACGCAAGAAGACCGCAAAGAGTTGAAACGTGCGGCAACCCAGCGCGCATTAGATTCAGACCAATACGGGCAAGGCTTCAAAGATGCGCTATCTTACAAAGCAATTCATTATACCGAGTTACCTAACCAAGTAACTGAGCAGGAAGCTGAGGCGCTTATAGAGATACAAGGCGAAGTGGGTATAGAACGAGATTTGTATGATTTCAATAACGGAATGCCTAGTGCGGTCAGGTTCTCTGTGCTTCAGAAATTAATCGACATCTACGAGGCCAAAGGGGATAATTTGAAGGCGGGCGAACTTGCCGAGGAGTTATACTCCAAGGCTACCGATTATGGGCAGGGTATTCAGATTTTCTCGACCTTTCCAAAACTTTCCAAAGCCACTAACGTCGCTATAGCCAGAAAGACTGTAAAGACCAACAGAGATGTCGTAGCTAAACGTGCTAAGCCCACTACCGACAAGCTGACCAAAGAGTTCAAGAAAGCGAATAAAGAAGCCGCAGAGGAAACGGTAGAGGCTGTAAAGAAGTCCATAGGCAAAGCTACCCTTCAGAAAGGAGCTTCGCTGACAGACCTCCCTCTAGGGTACGGTATGAAAAATAAGGTGTTCACTCGGGCTAAGTATTTGAAGGCTAAACAAAATCTACGAGGGGCTACTTTCTCTTTTGCAGGGGGTATCCCTATTGAGGATTTAGTGAACATTGCAGGGTACCACATCGAAGCTACCGGAAAAGACTTTACTAAGTTCACAAGGCGGATGAAAGCTGACTTGGGGGCAAAGATTAAACCTTATTTAAAGGATATCTATGCGAAGTCCAGAGAATCGCTCATCGAAGGTGGGTACGATCCTGCGTTGTTCTTAACCGATGAGCAAGTGGCCGAGCAGATAAATGCCGAAGATGGGCAAGTGTATAAAGAGAAGTTAGACAAAGCTATCAAGCGCAAATCTGCCAAAGAGCAGAAGCAAGCCATCGCCAAACTGCAACAGATAAGCAAAGAGGAAGGACTATGGGGGCAGTACAGCAATAGTGCTGCCAGCAGGCTGAAGAGTATGGTTAAACCTAATATCCAAGCCGATATAGCAGGGCAACCCTCTTTGCAGCAATTCACAGACGGACTTGTCCGCAACATGAAGCAGAAGATGGCTGAGTCCATGCCTGAGCAGACTAAGAAAAGGGCTGCTCCTCGCTCAGCTATCGACATCATAGGCGATGCGTACAGTAATTTT